TCTCTTTGCACTGCTTGATCTGTTTTGATTGTTTCATTCTGCGCATCGTCTAAATACTGTCCTACGTTTGTTGATTCCATTCTAAATCCGTTCATATTATCTACCTCCAATTAGTACTCTTATAATTTTTAAATTTTTTTCATCCATAATATTTTTTAAGTTATCTCTGTATAAACTACTGCTCATATGTAATATTTCTTGTATTTCTTCTTGTGAATACCCCTTTGTAAGATAATCAAGAATTTTTCTTTGCAATTTAGACAATCTTGATAAATATTCTTTCATTTCACTCGAATATTCAAAATCATCTTCCTTTACTTTTACATCCGTTTCGCCCGGTATTACGTCTTTAAATTCACCACCATCTTCTGTCGGATAGTCAAGCGAAAGTACTTTAAGATGTACAGGTTTTTTCTTTCCGTTTTTATCTTCAACTTGCACAATTTTTCCTTTGTCATCTAATAATAAATGACTTCTCGTTGCTCTGTAAAAATTATCTCTATACCAAGTTGAAAAAGATCTCCTTAAATTTCCTGATAAAAAGGTATTAAATCTGGCTTTTTCACCGTTGAAATCTTTTATACTTTCTATTAATACTATCAGTGCTTCACTATACACATCATCATAATATTTTTCATCCACTCCAGATTTTAATAAAAATAAATTTCTACAATATTTTTTTAATTCTCGCATTTCATTTTCACAATAGAAATTAATTATTTCCAGTTCCTTATCCGTAAATTCTAACTTGTCTACTTGTTTCCAATTCATAACATCACTCCTTTTCTAAAAATCAAATAATTCTCTTAATACTCTTGGTTCATATGTACGCTTGTCCATTTTTTCTGCTGTTTTTTGTATCGTATCTTTGGCTGTTTGTGACACTTTTTGATCTAAAATACTATCAAGAATTGATATTTCATCTTTTATCTTTCTTCTTAATATTCTCCGTTCTTTAACCATTTTATATGCTTTATAACCTTGTGCAGCATTTAAGTTGCAGAATTCTATATAATGAAGAATGTCACAAAGCTCTTTATCCACCAAACTCAATTCCTGACACAGTTTTCTTTTTCGATTTATTGCTTCATTCGCAATATTGCTCATATCTGTTGCCTTATCTAACCAATATTTAATATCTTCTGAAACCATTACTTTTCCAGTTTCTTCAATGTCTTTATCGGTTACAGGTTTAACTTGTGCTGGAACTTCTTCACTAGTTTTTTCAATATAAAAAACTCCTCTTAATGCCTTGGTTAAGGAACTGTTGTGTATATTTTCAGCTTGCTTTTTGCTAAAAATATCAGCATAAGATTTAGAAGATGTAGGAACATATCTTCCTTTTCCATCTTTCATAATCCAACGAGTTCCATCTGTTATGACATAATTTGCCATATAATGACCACCTCTTTCTTATTTAATTTTCTTGAAAAATAGTGAAATTTTTGCCGAATGGCTGGAAAAAATTACCAAAAAAGGTAATTACTTTTCTTGACTTTTTGCTTTATAAACCTTAATATAAAAGCGAGAAAGTAAATAATATGTATTTATTATGTATCACTATTTTCTCATTCGTATTCGTAGAGTCAGATATTATCGTGTTGCCGCACATTTTATCTGGCTCTATTTGTTTTTACAAGAATTATTTTAGAACGTTTGTTCGTTTTTGTCAATCTCTTTTTTCGAACATTCGTTCTTTTATGTTATATATAATATCATATTGTTAGTCCAATAAGTGGACTTAGAGAAACTTTTTCAAAAATTTAATATTAATTAGAACGAAACAAAATTGTACTTAACGTTCCAACTGATTTATAATTAATCGGATCATTTTGTCTTTCAGTGAATAACCTTAGCTGGTTAGCAAATTCATCACAAACTTTTGCAATAGTTTTTGCATCTTGTAACAATTCTGAACATTCACAGAATTTCTTTTTTGTAAATCCTATATTACATTCCTCTCTTTCTAAATCCTGTTTTGCTACAAGTACAATAGCATCTTTTTTTGCAACTCTTTTTGCTTCTTCAAGTGTCATTGTTACATATTCCATTATTATCCTCCCTTAAATTATCTCAAAATTTGCATCGTATGCACGTTTAATTTCCTTTTTGTCTTCAAGTTTTGTTATTGAACCCAACTTCTTTATTATTCTTTTTTCAGATATTTGTCGCACACATTCTCCTAGCAACATAGAATCTTCCTTTAAGCCCTTTTCTTTGTCCTTACTGAAAAAAGAATGTGTAGGTTGTGTTAAATGTTTAATCTTTGTAGTCATTGGAAGAACAATTGTACATGGACTATATGTATTTCCAACACAATTTTGAATAATTACTGCTGGTCTAATACCTGCTTGTTCACCAAAGAATTCAGCCGATCCAAAATTAACTAAAATCACATCAAATGCTTTGTAATTTTTAACCATCTCAACATCCTCCTTTCTTATTTTTTCTTTTGTTCTACCTTTATATTCCACATTATAGCCCCTTTAGGATATAATGTCAAGTATATATCCTTAAAATTATATTTATTTTTTTAAGAATATATGCTAAACTGTATATTGTTAAGGACACATATATATTATTTATCAAGGAGAATACTATGAAATTATGTATAAAACCTTTAGTTGATGCGAAAGGAATGAATCGTAATCAACTTTCAAAAGAACTTAAGATAGGATATAAAGCTGCGTGTAATTTATACGAAGGAAAGATAGAACGAATCTATTTTGATACATTGGAAAATCTATGTAATGTCCTCAGTTGTACACCAAACGATATTTTAATAATTGAAAAAGACGATACTAAATAAGTATCGTCTTTTATATATTTACATATTGTCCAATACATTTACACTTCTACTTGTACCTGAATCGTAAACATTATTCATCATAGTATCTGATTTCCATCTGCCTTGTTCTCTTACGAATGTAGGATCATTTGATTCTCTTGTAAGTATAGTTGTATATTCATGTCTCATCATATGAGGTGTTAATTTTCCTTCACTGTAAATTCTAAACATAGCCTTGATATTATCTTCGTTCATTCGTTTGCCATTTTTATTCAAGAAAAGAGCTTCTGTATCAACAACAAAATCAAGAGTATTTCTATATTTAATCCACTCTGTTAATGCAGCAATAGCATCTTTTGTAAGATATACAATATCTTTTCCATCATCTGTGTAATCATAATTTCCCTTACTAATAACAAGAATATATGGTCTAGGATGTCTACTATTTATATACTGTTCATCAAGATACACATCTCTTACATCAAGACCAGCTAATTCCGATTCTCTTAATCCTGTTCCTCTTAATGTTCTAAAAACACAACTATTTCTTATTCGAATAAATTCATCGGGTTTTCGATTTATTTTTTCTATCATATTCTGAATGTCTTCATACAAAGGCATCTTTTCCATTTTCATTCTATTTGTTTTAACCGGTTTGTATTCACCGGATTTAATCATTTGTATAATATTGTCTTGACAATAATGATGAGTTTTCATATATTCCCAAAAACTGCTCATCTGATTCTTTTTTGTAAGAAGTGTGTTAAGTTTGATCCCAGATTCTTTTAAATAATCCATATATCTAATTATTTTTGAATCAGTTACTTTATTTAATATTTCAGGTGTAATTTCAGATAATACACTACATTCAATATATTTTTTATCTATTAACCAATTTAATAAATTTCTTATTGTTATCCAATAATTCAATCTAGCAGCTCTACTTGATATTGATAAGAAATAATCCTGAATAAAATCTGGGACATTTTCCTTTATAAATATTTTTTCTAATTTTTCCTCATTTCTTTTTTGTACTTCTGCCTTATAACACATATTCATCAACCTACCTTTCTGTTGTTCTCTTTGTCTATATTCTCTCTTGAATAATACATTTTACCCAACTCTTTTGCTTTATCCATTACTTCATCAAAAGAGTCGCAATACCTAACTTCAATACATTTACAAATCTCTCCATCACAATTTAGACATGTCAAATCTTTAATATGGAACTTTTTTCTTTGAGATTTTCGTTGTATTCCTTGTGCTAATTTGTTTTCTTGAAGGCATTGCAAACATATAAATCTTGATTGACGTTTTGGATTTCCATTTTTATATCTACTCAAATTATTACCTACTTTCTTCACTAAAAAAGAAGCAGTTGATTTCTGCTTCTAATACTTATTTCTGCATTTGATTTGCTTTCAACAAGAAAGCAATTTTTCTTTGTGTTATATCCTTAGTCCTTCGGTAATAAATCTCCTAAAACATCCTTCCATTCTCCAAACTTCATACTTTACTGTACTTTTATCTTGATATTCAACATAAGCTATATTGGTTTCAAATCCTTCTATATCAATTAAATTTACATATCCAACTTGTAAGTAATGCTCATCTTTTGGATCAATGCAAATAAGTACATCTCCTTCATTCATATAATCACCTCTATTTCTCTTGAAATCGTCATTTCTATCTATAATATAGCCTACTATGAATCACACTATCAGGAAATTTTTTACGAATCAATCTCACAATGAGTTTTCCATATGTTTTCAATGCAACTATATCATTCTCGTCATTTGTTTGAGCAGAACAAATATGAATAACCATATGATCTGCTAGATGACACATTTCTTCTTTCTTTACAGTATAATATTCTCCATTACAATAATAAAAATTGCCAGTATATTACTAGCAGTTATGTTTATTCTTTTGGATTATTCAATTTATTAATTTTTAACATTCCTTCTACGCTTGTCATCGCCTCTTTTAAATTTGTGTAATATCCATCTCTTACTAAACTTTTTGCAACTTTTTCTTTGTATTGCTGTATTTGCAAATCATTCACTTATTCTTCACCTCACTAGAATCAATTCTTTCATTAGATTTATTATTTTATCTTAACCGAATCTATTACGTCCCAAATTTCTTTTTCGTACATCACTTTACCAGTATCTGTTTTTGCACAATATGGATTAGAGAAGTGTTTTGATATAGCCTGCATTATTTTTAATTTATATTTTTCCATTTCTTCTTCCATAATTTTATTCATATCAACCATTTATATCACCTCTTATCTCTCGAATACAATTAAATTCTCTATATCATACCTACAATCAATCCAATGTTCATATAATCCAATATTTTTATCCGTTGGCTTTCTTGTTGCCGATGAAATATAATTATCAAATTTGACAATAGCATTATACATTTTTTCAAGATCTTCTTTTGTAATCTCGTTAGTATTTCTAAATTCCTTCACTATATCACCTCTTCCAATCTTCCCAATAAATCATTCTTTACTTCAATTAAAACTTGAATTCTATTTTGCATACTTATAACACCTATATCTCCATTACTCTTGTAATATTTTTGCAATTCATTTTCACACCTATTAATTTCCATATCAAGCTCACCAATATATTCTCTTATCTTTTCTCTTATATCTGGCTGATTTTCATACTGATATAGCTTTTGTAGTGGTTCTTGCATTTTTCGATTAGAAACTAAATCAGCTTCAGCATATACAAACATACACTGATTTTTTATAAATGGCACATCCCCATTTAATTTCTGTATTAATTTACTAATTGTCTTTCACCTCAATTCCAAATATCTCACAAAAATCTTTGTCCTTAATAACATCAGCTATCTTAAAATATCTTCTTGCAATCTCATTAAACATATCCCTTTCACAAATTGCTTCCGCTGCTTTAGGATGATTGCTTTCTATAAAAGACTTATATTCTATTACTAAATCAGAAAATAACTCTTTTTTATTTTCTCTTTTACAACTAACTCTAATATAACTATCATAGCATTCTTTTAATTTGTCATTTGGAATACCTATAAATAAATTTCTTCTTAACATAATATTCTCCATTTCTATACCAAAAGAAAGTTAAATTTCTTTGCCTTCATCTTTTTGCTTTATATAAACTGGATATTCTTTTTGTAATCTCTGATTATGTTCCATAATTTCACATCTTCTTCTGTGTTCATCTAAAGAAGATTTTTCTTTTCCATTTTCTGTGTAGACAAATTTTATATTCTCCATACAATATTTCCTCCTGAAACTTAGATTTCATTTGTCTTTTTCATCTGCATAACTAACTCCAACTCTGCAATTTCCGTTTTCAGTTTCTTCATATATAATAATGCGTTAATGGCATTGTCTTCATAATTTGATTGTTCAATGTTTTTTATATCAATTCTGAAATATTCTTGTTGATTTTCCAAATCTCGCTTCTTTGCAGCTAATCGCTGTTCCAATACGTCATTCATATCACTCACTCCTTCCAAAAGAAAACTTGGTTTCATTGGCTTTTTATATTTTAGTCATACCATTCGAAAGTTTATACAGCTCTCTTGCTGCATTCTTTAATATATTTTCTTCTCTCTTGCAGCTAACCTTTGATCTACACTGATTACAAAGTATCCCTTTAAGTCCATTATTAAAACAGTATAAGACGCCTGGTTCAAATCCATTTTTAAAACTAGAATATGCTTTATCTATAACCGTATTATTATTATCTATATTTTTTATTCCAGAATTATATCTTCTAATTCTCTCCGCAGTAACTTTTTCAATATCTTTTGTGATTTTTATATCTACACATTCTCTCTTTTTTAAATCAGCTACAAAATCATTAACTGAACTTTCATGTAAAAAATTCTCATATTGAATTTTTCCATTTTCTTCCCATTGTACATTTATCATAATATCATCTCCATTCACAAGAAACTTAGTTGCAATTTGTTGGTACATCGACCATATTCCATAAAAGACTTTCTCTTACAGGATATACTCTTTTATGATCAATAGATACAAAATATTTCTCATCGTCTGTCAAATACACCAAATCCCATGCCAAATCATTTGAGTTTTCTTTTATCCATATAGGCATCGTTTTTGCGGATTTGGGTATATGTTTATCTAACTTTTGAATAGCCATCTTATATTCTCCAATCTTCCAATGAATCTATTATTTACTTACTATACAACATCACTTAACAACTCAATCACTTCATCAAGTTTCTCATTCGCTTCTTCCATACTATCAACTGCATCTTCAGAACATATTCCTCTGTAACTACTCTGTAAATTACCTATTTCTTCCCCATAAGTCATCTAATACTTTCTGATCGCTTGGTAGATTTGTATGACTAATTCCAATAGTTTGTAACTTATAGTATTCTTCTTTTGTAATGTCGATTCCATAATCGCCTTTAACAGTTTCTCTATAGCCGAATTTATCCTGGCATTCAGGTCTGAAGTACCATTTCTTATAAATTGATTTATCTCCATGTTCCCATGCAAAAAGACAAGTAATTGTTCTACCAGTTGAAATCTCCGTTGTAACCGATCTTCCAAAATAAGGATTGTACTGCATATAAGCTAATTTGCCACGCTCAATTGCATCTTGCTTTTCACGTTCACTCATTTCGAATAACTGCTGTGTACCCCTCCCATAAGAAGTGTCATATACTTTACTGCTATTTACACCAACTGTAGAATACAACTTAACTCCATTTCTGTCAGTAGTTTCAACTCTCTTTACTCTTTCTCCATTGATATAATCATTACAAAGCCTATCCGAATAATGAACATTCCCTTTTTCATCAACTGTACGAGTAATTTTCTTCATATCATAGTTATCTTTAGCTGCCTTTGCAGCACTTCCTGCATAAATTCCTAAGAATGCTAATAGTCCTCCGAACATATTCCTCAACCACCTTTCTTATTTTCTCCACTTTTCCATTTCGTCTACAGACTTCTTATTTAAGTTATTATACATATCTTGTCTCTTACGAGATTCTTCCTTTTTACTAATGTGATAAGGAATACCAAATACAATGATAAATGCTATAATACTTCCAATCAACTCTCCCATAATCGTTACCTCCATTTCTATTTCCGTTATTTTTTAAGCCGTCATCTTTAAGTTGCTTTAATTATATCATCTTGTGAGTACTATAAAAAGAACTTTTACTCTATAATTTCATTATTTTCTGGATCATAAATTTCATAAAAATCTTCTTCAAAGACTTCATTTTCTTTGTCTTCCTTTTCATATTCTCTAATCGCACCTCTTGCTTCCTGTTTTGTTTTAAATTCATCAATAAATGTTCCTGAAATTCTATCTCTTACCCATACCATAATTGTCACCTCTTTCTTAAAAATTTGCCTTTAATTTTCCATAATACTTTCTATTATTTTCTTCGTCAGGATTGCCGTAATAAAATCCTTTAATTTCTGTGCTTACTAAGTATTCATCATTACCCTTGTATACATCCTCCATTATGAATGTAATGTCATTACGACTATTATAAACAGGATATATTTCTGTTCTATATGACTGTTTGCATTTATCACACCAAAATTCTCCTAATCCCCTTTTCTGGTTCTCTTCTGTTTCTAAATTAATAAGCTGTTTTCCACAACAATATAAATATTTCATCTTAATCACTCTCCTCTATAGTTGATAATATATTATTCTCTTGATTTCGCTTATTGCTTTTAAATGTTTTCTCAACATTTTCTGTGCAGCGTACTCTTCTACTGTCTTACATTTCCTTATTTCTCTCTTTTTAGCTTTCAATTCGCTTTCATATTCGTCTAACAACTCCGCAAATTGTAATCTTTGCTCTTTTGTCATAACAACACCTCTCTTTCTAATAAAAAAGATTGGATTTTTATTTCCAACCTCTTAAAACTTAGATTTTATCTGTACCAAAACCTTCGATTATAAACACATAATCTCCGTCTTTTAACGAATCAATTATGTCACATATTTCATATTTCCCTATACCAAATATTTTATATCCATCGTTTAGCAAATCAATAAATGCCTGATATTCATCTTCACTTTCTTCTTCACTAATTACATTTCCGTCATCATCAGTTTCCCAACCGTATTCCATTGTGTTATAGCCCGGCAACTCCGTAATCTCTTTATAAAGATTATAATTTAAAAGTAATGAACTTAAATCTAATTCATTTCCCTTATTCATCCAGCTTATCTTATAATTTTCGGCATCTTCCATCCAACCTACAAAGTATACTTTTTCGTCCTGTACTCTAAGTGCAATTATATTATTATAATATGGCTTGTCATATAAAAATTTATCTACTGTCATAAATTCCATTTTATCACTCCTGTCTAATTTAATTCCTGTTTACATTCTTCTAACAAATCGTCTACGGTCATTCCAATTCCATATGTATTTCTCCACCATAATTGTAAATTATCGTCTTGTGTGTTGACTTCTGCTAAAGGATCATCGAGCATTGGAATATTTTCATTATCACTTTGCATATCCTGTACAAATGCTTTCTTTGAATCCCATTCGTATTCCACATATTTCCCATCACAATTAATAACAACTATATTCAACATAATATTTCCTCCAATCTACAGCAAATCGCCGTTTTATATACTTTGAAAACATTTTTCAATGTTAGACTTTTCAATAAATCCATAATCATTCGTTTCAGTATCTTTGAATTCTACCGTTGTTTTACCAACATTGGTAATCTCTACAATATGACCAATCTTTGTATTAATTAAAGGATTTTTTAAAACTTCTACCTTAAATTTCATTCCTCTTTCAATTAACATAAAAAGTTCCTCCATTTCATTTTGAAATCATCGTTTCATGTACTTATCAACTTCTTTTAACATATCACATTGCATTATAGATAATCTTCCACCACCCATACGTTTTGCAATATCATAAATTTGTTTTCCATCAGTTCCATTTTTTAACAAATTCACAAACGGTTGCCAATATTGCATTTCAAATGCAAGCTGTAACTTTTCCTCATCTGTCATTTCTTTTCCTGTGTTGTACTCGATTATTTTTATTCTTTCATCATATTTACTCATAATTTTTACCTCCAATCTTCCTTGTAATTCCTCATTTCATTCTATTCGGCAGGACATTCAAAACAACAAATGTTAGCCTCTTCATAAGTTAATGCGAACGTCATATCTTTTTCTCCATCTGTATTTTTTAGTACAATACAATCTTCATTCACTTCAATAATTTCACAAGTTTCTCCATCCATACACACCAAACCATCTGTAGTGTACAAGTCATAATATCCAATTTCTCCGTTTTCATTATCCTCTGTGTCAATCCATCCACATTCAATTATCAATTCACTATCATATAATGCTTTGACACTTACAGTTACTTCTTCGCCTGTTATATATCCAATCTTACAGTTGCAAATTTTGCTATAATCAAAGCAATTTCCTGTGTATGATTCAAAGAAGTTATCACATAATCTTTTGATTCTTACATTGTAATGTTCTCCCTTATAATCAAAGTCAACACGCATATTTTCTAAAAATTCCTTATTTCCGTCTGTTAATATTTTTCTTAAATACATAATAATTCCTCCATTCTGCCAAAGAAACTCTTGTTTCATACTTTGCATTCTCTATATTCTTTTTCAGTTAATAGTCCTTCATCGCACATATCTTCAAGTGTTCTATATACAGCGTTTGCTCTCCAACTTGCATATGAAAAACCATCAAACTCTCCAATAAGTGCATCTCTGTTTTCTTCACTTTGTTTTTGTAATTTTTCTGCTAATGAAGAATTACGAAAGAAATATGCTTTATACATGGCTGCTTTAATTCTAAGATTCTCAATTTCATATTCTTGAGAAACTAATTTCTCTTGAGCTTCTAATAACTGTAACCCCATATTCCCTAATGGGCTTCTTTCAATTCTGTTTCCAAAATAAGTATAATTCATGTTTGTCACTCCTTTACTTCTACATCATAGCTACAATCAATTCCATTACTGTCAAGTCCTGCACTAACTGCTCTTTCTATATCTTCTACTGATGAATTATCGTATACTTCAATAGTTACTGTAATTGTTTTCATAGTTATCACTCCATTCTAATTAAAATCAACCAATACAATTTTTCTTTCCGTCAGTGCAGCGTCATACCACTCGCTACTATCATCGCTTGTGTATTCTTCCTGCAAAAATTTCCTTACATCTTTGTCGGTTATAATATCTTTATTGTCGTTTTTGATTTTTTCAAATAACCAATTCTTTTCAACAACCACAATAAGTTCGTTAAAATCTGTTTCTTCCTCCATAGAAGTTTCATTGTTCCATGTAAAATATTCATCACAGATACAAAACCCAACGAAATCTTTGTGTTTTGCAAAATCTTTATAATAATTATTATTAACTTCCCTTAATATTCTTTCTCTAACCTTGTTCATTGTTAATTACCCTCCTTTACCACTCTGACTGTGGTTTCTGTTTGTCATTATTTCCTTTTATTTTTATAACGATTTATATTTATTGAATAAATTTTATCAAGACGAATAGCTGTATATTCAATACAATAGTTTGAATATATTGTATAAGCGTTTAATTCGCCCAGTTCATCATCATTTATATCATTAATCGTTTTAGTTCCTTTAATAAAATAATCTTTATCGCCTTTTCTGTCTTCTTCCACAAAATGCAAAAGCAATTCTTTTACTGTTTTTTCTGTACCATAAAATTGATATATTATTAGTCCATCCGTTGCTGAATTATTAATTATTATAAGCCAATTTGTTTTCGTCATAATTACCATCTCCCTTCTGTTCTTTTGGCTCTAATCCTAACCGTTGTCTTATTACATCTTCTTCTATCATATTTGTATTTGCCTTGATTCCATCAATGATTACATTAAAATCTTGCATTGTACTTCCTCCTTAATAATCTCCGTTTAATCTTTTATCCCACAACCCATTGAAGTAAATAAGAGATTCTTTAATTGTTTTTTGACAATTATTATCGCAACCACATTGCCTATCACTATCACATAATGAACAAGGCATAATATGTTTACCACATTTCTCACAAATAATGTCCTTATCTATCATAGGCTTGAACCTAAAATCTGTTTCCATTCCACACCATGGACACAGTTCTGTTCCATTAAACTCCTCTAAAAGCAATTCTTCCTGTTTTCTTTTTATATCTTCTAGAATCCGTCTTTCTATTACATCTATATAACCCTGTTCTGCCTTCTCAACTTTATCAAAGAAGATTATTATCTCGTCAGGTAAATAATCACCAAAACGATTTTCCCTATTTTCGAAACGAACTTTATAATATTCATCTTCTGCAAATATTATTGCCTTGCCAAAATCATGTCCATCAATGTCATTTTCAACGAAAAAGTTATCCATCTTTGCTCCTATCTCATTAAAAAATACATATAAATCTTCATCTTCGTAGACTTCATTTTCTATGCACTCTACAAAATTTTTTCATTTCTCTTTTTTGCTTCTTCGTTATACTCCTCAATAATTTCTTGAAAAGTTTTAGTTTTTAATTCTTTCAATAAGTCTGTAAAATTCATTTGCCTTACCTCTCTTTCAATGTTATAATTTCCATATAGGAGTTGAGGACTTACACGACTGTAAGCCGATGCCTCGTTTGTTACTATGATTTGATATATTCCCAAGCCTCTTGCTCTGTTGGGAAAGCAATGTTACAACCCGGAATATACCAATCTCCATATTTCATATACGGCATATTAACACCTCCTATTATGTATATTTATAGAAAAAGCAGGGATAATTAATATCTCTGCTTTAACTACCTATTTAATATTCTCTTTTTTCTAACAACATTCTGTGTTCGCATACCAAAACCACGATACGCCATTATGACTTGCGTATATATCATTGCCTGTGTTTCTAAAATATTTTGGATAATTATTATTGTACATATTATTAAATCCTTTCTATATATTTTCTATCTGAATTATCTTAATCACCTCTAATCTTCTTTTACTTCCACCTGAAACCATCTATATTCTGGAATAATTTCATGTGTCTTTTCATCTACATAACTTGTATCAACAAGTACAACATCTAATTCGTTTTCTACTATATGGTCAATTTCTGTTAGTGGATAATCCCATAAATAATCATATCCACGTTCATCAAGTATTTCCCTTAATTCATCTTCTTTATATTCAGGAATCGGATAAAACCCTAAGAATTCGCTACAATAACTTGTAGTGTTATATATCTTTTCGCTTTTAACCATTTGTTACACCTCCTTTATAAATCACCTAAAATCCATTTCTCTGCAAAATCTAACACACTCTCAGGAAAACTTTCTGCATCTTCATTATAATTAAATGTTCTTCCAACAAGTATTGTTTCAATACTTTCGCTTTCCTCGTATGTGATTTTATATGTCTTTACATTTCCAATTTCTCTTACTAATTCAATTCTTAATACATTTATTGCGTTCATATTGTTATCTCCTTTTAATTGAAGCGGTTCTTTCATTTGATTTTATACAACTAATTCTTCTCTGTAACTCTTGAGTGTATGAATGAAATAATATGATAAATACACGCTTTTAGTTGTATATTGCATTTCAAACTTACCAGTCATATCATTATAAAATGTATGTAATAGCAGTTTACTATTTCCGTGGTAACAATTTTTTGCTTTTTCATAGGTATATGGTTTCATATTATTAGGAAATATAAAACCCTTCCGTAACATCTCATTTACCACTCTATCATGCTTCTCTTTTGAATTTATTTCATATAACATATTCATTCACTCCTTTTTAAAAAAGTAAGATGGCTTACGCCACCTCTTTCTTCCATTCTACCTTTGGACATCCATATACCTTGTGAGCAAAATGTGGAAGAGTTGAATATTTTTCCATAATTTTGTCATGTACATACTGCTCCGTTCTCTTGTCATTCCAATTCTCTTCCCAATTTTCAAGATACTTAATTCCCTTATCTGTAAGTTTCTTAATCTCGTAGTAATTAGTTCCATCATGGTGAGAACACTGCATATAGAAGTGCCCATTTTCATCATACAAATGAACATAATCACAATCTGTCATCGCTTCTCTATACATTTCCATAAAGTCTGTAAAAATTGTTCCAGCCTCAAAAGTTCCATTCCATCTTCCGTTTGTACCACGTAAAATCCATGTACTTCCATCATCAAAGAAATCTTTTAATCGTTCTTTTTCATCTTCCCAATTAATAGAATCCTGATTGTTTATCACATTCCAAATTGCATTTTCGCTTGGTTCTTCATCGTATTCTGACAGTGTTTCTTTTGCAAATTCTGAATAATCATCCCATAAATCATAGTTGTTATATATTGTTCTCGTTAATGGTTCTCTCATATCAATCAACCTCCATTCTATACTTCATAATCACTTACCGGTTCTGTGTAACCACTGTCAATTTTAATTTTTGTTGCTTCATAATCATCATAAACACTCTTTCGTGTTCCTCTTGTATGTACAATTTTTGCAAGCTGCATAATTACATATCTGCGTTCACAACCATGTTCCTCATAAACTTTATGTGGATAGTATAATGCTCTACCATCGCAAACTGTAAAATCATCAAACTCTTTTCCGTAGAACTGTTCACAATTACTTGCATATACATACCGTAATGCATGATCTCTTATGCATTGTTTCTCATCGTCTGTTAATTCATCTGTATTATCTAACAATGAAAAATCAAACAAAATATTTCTCTTACCAGTTTCAAACGAATCAACATATTCCAGGTTATTTTCTTTTGCTGTCTTTTTAGCTGTCTTGTATAATTTATATTCTTTAATCTTCATTCCGCTTTTCTCCTTTCCATTACAAAAGGCAGACACAATAACTTGCATCTGCCTTTATATATTCTCCAATTTACCATTCATTTTCGTCCCAATATTCATCGTCATATTCATCATTGCTCCAACCCTGATAAGGATCACTTAATGATGGGGAAACATCTTCATATTCCATTTCTTTTGTGGTTATTTTAATTGGATATTTTAAAGTTGCATTATCTTCATCGTAACAAGCCATTATAATTCCAAGATAACGGAGTTCACAATCAATTTCTTTTCCTTCGTAATATGCCTGTAAATTTTCAATATCCTTTTCACATGTGTTACATTTCCATTTTCCTTCTTTAATTTTGTTGATAATCTTCGGTATAATTTCCTTGTTCCATTCAGGAATCAGATTATATACATCGTATTTTCCAAAATCTCCATAACCATCATAGCAATCTTCATAAATTGCCTTTCCATATTTGTCTTGAAATGGCTTTGGTACAAGTAAATATGTCTCTGCATACATATCATCTAATAACTGTTTGTTTGTATCACTATAAATCCAACTGAACTGTCCCATATTATCACCTTTTACCTTTCTTAGTTTTTAATTTCTATAATTCCATTATCTTCAAGAATTGTCTTTACCTTTTCAAATTGCATATCTCTATCTTCTGTAGTTTCAACTGCATCTACAATAGATTCAATTAGCAACTCCATACTTTCACTTGTTAATCTAAATTCCATTTCAATCACACTCCTTCCAAGTAAATTACAATTTCCTTTGATTAGATATTCTCCAATTCTTCATTCAAGTCTGCAATTTTCTCTTTGATTTCGTTAATGTCTGGCTGATAACTATCAATAATGTCTGCTCTCTCTTCTGTTGTGAGTTCTTCATCGTCCAAATCATCAGCCAAATCATTCTGCAAATCTTCAAGTTCGCTTTCAGCATCCTTAATCTCAGCTCTAATCTGTGTTTCGCTTCTTATTCCAAGCCATTCATATACTGTATCAGCTTCAAACCACAACAGATCATTCAATTCTGTTTCTGTCATACCGTCAGGATAAAGTTCTTCAAGCTGCTGTTCTAATTCTTCACATTTACCTTCTCTTCTTATTCTATCGAGTGTATCAACTGCACCATTCCAAGCATTGAAACTGTTTAAATCTAATTCATATGTAATTGTCATACTACATCAGCTCCCTTCTAATAATTCAGACTTACAACTCTACCATCATCAAGTTCAAGATAATTTTCATCTTCATTGACTAAATCTTCTCCAAACTTGTCGTAGTTAAAATATCTTTCTGAAACAGTATCTCCGTTTTTAATATATCCAAGTGACCACGCTTCTTCATATCCTAAATCCGAGGAATCACTGAATACACTACCAATAATTCCTCTATCTCTGTAATCCAGATAATATTCATCAAATATCTTCTCAATATCTGCATCATCCAATGAATATTCATTCTTCATATATTCGATTTCGCTTTCAATGATTTTCTGCTGAAACTCTTTTGCTTCTTCAGATTTGAGCTTATCATAAATATGTTGTACTGATTTTGCTAATGTAACTCCCTTATTATAACGTTCATCTCCTTTTGTAATTCCATATCCTAAATCATTAATTGCTTTGTTGAACTGAACCAATTCGTTGTATTCTGCCTTGGTTAGTACCGTTTCAATATCTTCATAAGCAGGAAATTCATGTCTACTATAACAAGCTCCGTTTAAGTTCACACTTCCAAAATAATGATTGCATTCAAATCGTGGATTCTTTGAATCAATGTATGCACAACAATCTCTGTCATCGGCTACCTTTTCTCTATATAAAAATAAGTAACTCATAATCATACCTCCTACTGAATTTCGCTTAATTCTTCCATCTGTTCTTCTGTAAAGATTCTTGTTAAGTCTTTATATTCTTTGATTACTGCAATATAAATTCTTTCTGCTGTTCTACTATCTTCGTCATATCCAAACTCTGAACAAAAATCTTCAAATGTGCCTACATCATATTTCTCTAAACAAGCCAATACATCATACTCACTTGGAACTGCTTCAGTTTTTAACTTCTTCAATTCTCGCTCTGCCTTCTTTCGCTCATCGTATGAAAAATCTGAATATCTACGTTTTAATTTCTTTTCAACATATTCTTCTAAAGTCATCTGAGAAATTTCTGTATTATTTATGCTATCCCAAAATACATAACTCATTTTGCCTCTTGATGTAGTAATCGTTACATCATACCAATTTCTTTTTGCTGTTTCTTTCCATGTTTCATTCCGTGAAATCCCACCATACACGATTTCACATTTTGCATTTGCCTTATTCAAAAAATCCTTTGCTTGTTTTACATATTCGTTCATTTTGTTTTCCTCCTTGTAATAAAATAGGCAGCTAGGTATATATTCTCCTAACTGCCTTTGCGTTTTTATAAATCAATAAGTAATATCATTCTGTTTGAAAATGTTGAACTTCTTCTCCATTCGTAGTTTTTTACTTCTGCATTTAATAATTCATCTTCACAATTATTCATATTACACATACTCTCATACAGCGTATACAATCGTTCTCCATTAAGATTTTCTTCTTTTTGTCGTTTCATTCCTTTATATTTCTTTCTTGACACAATCCACACATCATCTTTCAGTGGTTCGCATTCTTTTAATTTTAATAATTCTCTAATCTTCATTTATATCACTCTCCTTTGCATATTTTCTTAAATTCCTTTATTATTTCTTTACTACAATTTTGTGCCACTGTTTCTAACCATTCATCTCCACGCAAATTATTAATATCGTGTAGCAACATATCTGATTCATAATAATTTAGATTAGCTTCTTTTGAAATTATATTTACTAATTCTTCTACTTCCATTTAAAATTACCTCCTATCACACTAAGAAATCTTAGTTTCAAAGCCTAAACTTCGGTTTCCTCTTCATCAACATTTTCTTCAATCAAGTCTGTTTCAAAACCAGCTATAAAGCAACCGTGGTCAAGATGCGTTCTTGCATCGCTTTCTAAAATATTTTGTGCAATTTCATTTGCCTTATCTTCAGACTCTGCACATATTTCTAATTCGTCCATAATAATCCTAACCGTATACTTATTCATAATTTGTCACCTCTATGATATTATTATCAATTTTCATTTCACTTGATGGATTTACAACTCCATATTGATTTATTCTATAGTTACCATATGTTATTGAAGTACAAGGATTATCTACAACAATAGATAAAATGTTAATTCTTTTTATTTTGTGTCCATCATAATCGTTTCCAGAAACCTCATCTGTTGAACCGTCCTTATATAAAATACGGAATGCATAATCACTCATATCATTTCCATATTCTATATTTTCAAGGTGTTCATCAATATATCCAAGAATATCTTTTCGTGTTGTTTCTTCGACAATCATTTTTTCGTCAATATCCGTTATTAGAAAATGTCTTGATTTCACTTAATCCTCTCCAATCTTCTAAAGAAATGCGAATTTACTCTGCACATCCAGTAATTACAATGTAGTTTCCGTTACCTTTGAGATAAAGTAACTCATACACCTCTCCGTCATATCCACCGTCATTCATATTGTAATCTTCTAATGTTTCGTACTTCTCATAGTTGATAATGTAGTCACACATACCCCACAAACCAAATTCTTTTGCCTCTTTCTTCCTGTATTCAACCTCATGCTTATCTTTGTATTTGTGACTATTTACACCATCATAACTACATCTTACAAATGGAACTTTCAAATATTCGGCTAAATCTTTTTCGATTTCAAGAAGTTCCTTTTCGTTTCGTTTTAATTCATATCTATTTCCAATCATTTTTCTTACCTCCAATTCTAAAGAAACACGTATTTCTCTAAAATTTCAATGCAACCGTATCTACCACGCTTCTAATCATTGCTCGCATATTCATAGCAGTTACATTTATTTCATATTTTGCCTTATTTATTTCAACACAGATTTTATCTGCACCAAAATAAGTCTCTGCCCATACTTCAACGTGGCTATCTCTATCTTCTGCCATACCTTTTAATAGTGGAATTAATAATTCAACCGCCTTTTCTATTTCTCTTTCATTCATTTTTACACCTCTTTCAATTTCATTTAGTATCGCCTCCAAGGTTGTATATTCTCCTTGTAAGAAATCTTCTTCAACACTTTCTCTAAATATGTTTTCGTATATGGCAATTACTTGTTCTCTTATTTTTTTGTATTTTTTATCTACAAATTCTACATCTACAATTCTGTAGGGTTCTTCAAAGCCGATGCTATCCAAAGCTGTTTGCAGTTTAAATTCCGCATCAATATGCGAAACATTTTGTAAAAAATACTTTTCTATGCTATAATTTGTTTTTATTGTAAAAATAATATTCATTTTGCCTACCTCCTTAAAATAATCCTAAGTTATGCTCTTTGTTTAATCGCTTTGCCATTGCTCCATTAATTTCTTTATCGTGAATAGGAATTGACACACTTTTAGTAATTTGCTTTTCCCATATTTCGTGTCCATCGTTGCATCTATCTTTTACGTATCCGTGTTCAGATAATGCCTTTTTGAATTTCCGTGTCGGAACTCCTGGTGTTGACATATCAATCACTCCTTTCCTTTTTTATATTCTCTTTTTTGTATAAAAATAACGACTACGTTTTCGCAGTCGCTACATTTCCCTTTGTATAAAATCTACTAAATATGGATTGTTCGCTATATCACGCATTTCCAATTCTGTTATCATTTCTCTTAACCATTTTGCAACTTCATAATTTCCGTTAGCCCAATCTTCAGCTAGATTATTTAACAGAAACATTGTTGTATAATCATCTACTTGTCCGTTTGCCTTCGACCAATCATAATTTTCCTGATAGTTTTTTGCATTCTGTATTACTTCTTCTTCTGTATAATATCCTTTCCAATTTTCATTTGCATATCGTGCTAGTTCGAAAAAATCTTCATATTTCATTTGCATTTCCTCCTATCTGATATTTATAATTACATCGTCTTCAATATTGTCTGGTGTTGCGTTGTCGTGCATTACCATTGAGTATACCTTTCCCTTTGTGTAATCTTCTTCATCAATTGCCCATTCATTTCCGTTTTCATCTACAAAATTTCCATCTCCTACATAAGTTGCATCTAATGTATACTGTTTTACATACTTGTAGTGTGTTGTGTTACTTTCGCTTTCGATTGCGTATGTTTCACTTTGTGATAATATAAGTATTGCAAGAATAATCATACTTGCTAATATTATTACTGCTGTTATTACTCTTCCGTTTCTTTGCTGTATTCTTTCTGTTTTTGTCATTTCCCTTTTTCTCCTTTTCTATAATCCTAATATGTATGGCTTAATATGTGCATAAGCCGTGTCATAATTGTATGCATCCTGATTTCCTTTGTAGAAATAAGGAACTTCTCTTTTATTATTCTCTGTTTGTCTTATGATTTTTGTGTAAATTTCCGTTGGTATACAAAAATCCTTGCAAAGTGTTCTAATTTCCTTTTTCCATTCAGCCATAGTTATTGCCTCCTTTTCTTGTTATTTTTGGGTATAAAAATAGCGGTTTCTATACATTTTAAAACCGCAAAAGTCACCATCTCCGTTCAATGCTTATTACACCGCACCTATACATTTCAGATGGATTGCATAGGTATTTTACATTCTTACATTTTGAATGCTAGTCACCAACACTCTTTCTTATAGCCTCCAATTCTGTTGGCGAATTTTTGGCATAAAAATAGCACCTACTTGTTAGTAGATGCTTTGCGTTTGCGTTTTGTTTGGTTGTTGGATTAATCTTGTTTTACTTCAATAGACAAACCGCCTTTGTCTACTACAATTCTACATTTCCCCTCTGAAAAGAATTTCATAAGTGCTTCCATTACAATGTTAGCCTTCATTCCATAAGCGTCACAATTTGCTTGAAATTCTTTTAAAATATTTTCATCATAGGTAGTTCCCCATTGTTTTTTTGCCATAATATGCCTCCGTGTTTTTTATTTTATAATAACATTGTGCTTTCTTGTTGTCAACTATTTACGGACTTGTGACCGTTATTCCATACACTGAAATAGTGCATTAAAGCGGAGCACAACAACTCCGCTTCACTCTGCAAATTATTTGATATACATATCACAAAATACAGCCATAAATAATTTATTAAACTGTGCTTTACTAATTGCTGTGTGAAATGTATTGTTTTCAACAATCTTCTTACTTGTTGCATATCTTGCTCCGAACATATCAGACATATTTTCTGCGAGTTTGTTAATCTGTCCCTGTTTACAATCTTCTATACCTAAGTTGTTAAGAAACTCAGTTATTGCATTAAGAAAGTCACCACGCTTATGCTCTGTAATCTTCTTATCATATGCAAGGTACATTGTATCTGGAATGAATGCATAAGTATCTTTTATTGCATTGTTTAAAGGTTCAATAATCTTTTCATGTTCAACCTGAGCCTTGCGTATTTTCATATCTACTTCAAGTCTTGAAAACTTCTTATCAACATCTTCCACACTCATACCCTGAGCAAGATCATTTTCACGGTTCTCAATAATTGTTTCTAACTCTTTCTTTAATGGTTTGAGTTCAGCCTTAAATCGTAAATCTTCTTGTGCTAATGCTATTGCTGTTTCTTTGAATGTTGTTAACTGTGCCATTGCTTCTTTGCTCATTTTACTAAAATTAATCTGATTCTTTGCCATAATAAACTCCTTCTCCTATTTTACGCATAGGTGCAATATATTATTTATTTTTTAATTAACCTATAAAATATTTATTTATATCATTATCACAAAAACATACGGCAAAACCGTACTCGTCATCTACATAGTCTATAACTGTTGCATAACACACATCATCAATTATAAAATCTGTACCTATTTTGCATAGGTTTTTATGTGTTTTTAAAAACTCATAGCATTGACGCAACACGTCTTCTTTATATGGTGTTTTTACAATATCTACCACCAAACCTAAACAAGTAATCATAATATGTTATACCTCCTTATCTTTTCGAAATCCTCTGCTTTCAACCGACTTGGAACGGACTTTGAGCGTAAATCTCAAAGGTAGCATTATTCCAGACCTCCTGACCTTCCTAACTTGTCCAAAGTCGTTTTTCTACTAGTGAGCAACCGTCTTTCATTTTAGACACTTACGGCGTAACCCATACCTTAAAGGCTTGTCTGCAAGCAGACTTCTAGTGTATAGATGCAGTCCTATGTTTAGTTGTCAATGTGCTATCTGCAAGTGCATAGAGTTTAATACTCCACTTCCTAGTTAAAGGTGTTATACAGATTTTCTAAAAATTTGTGGAAAGTTTTCACGACTTGTGATAGACTGGACTTGTTGAGGGTGTAAGTCTAACGCTTATCGTGTCGGCTTTCGCCGTGTGGTGTCAATGTTATTTTTTAATGTTAAGAATAAGTAATGTAAGTAAAGCAATTTCAAGTAAAACATTAAATAGTAGCATTGTAACACCACCTTTCACTATGTAATTTTAGGTTTTAACGACTTTTCCTTGTCGTTACCTAGATTATAACTTGTTGTTATAATGTTGTCAAGTAGTTTTTTAAAGTTTTTTTGAAGTGTACCGACCGCGTTAATCTTCTTTGTAACTTGTCAACTTCTTGACTTGTTTATATTATAACTTGTTACTATCTTTTTGTCAACAACTTTTTTATTTTTCTTGAAAAGAATTTTCTGAACGAAAACTTGTTGTTGTTTTGTTTGTAGCTTTATAGTAACACAATGTTGTTTAGTTGTCAACAAGTTTTTATAAATATTTTTCAAAGATCCGATAAAATTATATTCAAACATATGTTCGAGCGTTTGCCACTCAATAACCCAGATCTAGTTTTATCGAACGTTTGTTTGTTTTCAAATATACTATAATACTATACTATTATTATATGTTTCAGCTAACTAGGGGGTAGTAAAAACTATATCCGGAGCCTGTCTTTTCTGAATTTGCACTAGCTGATTCATCTACACACCAACTTAAAAATCAAACCCAAAAAATCCCCTTAAATTCAACCAATTCCCCGATTTTCACTCATCAAACCCCTTATCGTACCCCTTATCGTCAAAGCCCTTATAAATTAACCCTTTCACCCACTTCACAACCCAAAAATCAAACTCCACTCTCGCCAAAAATCCATCCACAAACCCAAAATCTTCCTTATATATAAGCACTTTCACCGATAACGATTTTTCCTGAAAAATTCCAAATCATATAATCCCAACATGGGGGCTACCATAAAACTACACGCAAAACTATCAAGACAGTAATCGCACTGTCTTATTTTTACGCAAAAAAATAATATCAAACAGAGAATATATAACTAGAAACTTATAAAAGAAAATAATATAAAAACAAGAAAGGATGAAGAAATATGGACAATCAAACAGCATTACAAGTAACAGATTTTAATTTTTATGGAGACAACCTTATTGCACTCAAAGACAATGCAACTGGTGAAATCTTCACAGCAATTAATTCAGTATTAAGAAATATTGGATTTACTGAAAGACAAGTTAGACATAATAGAAATAAATGGGTAAATGATTCTATTGTTTCCAAAGGGTGTCAAAATTTTGTCATACCTGATAGAAATAGTATCAATCAAGATACATTATGCATTTCTAATAGAAAACTTCCTATTGCACTTACAAAAATAACAATTACACCAAAAATGAAACAAACTCAGCCAGAATTAGCTTCAAAATTAGAATTATATCAAGACAAATGTGCAGATGTATTAGCTTCAGTTTTTATAGATCATAAATCAGCAACTGAAATAAATATGCAACCTATAACAGATACATTAACTTCAATAACAAACACACTTACTACTCTCACACAGACAATGACTTCTATGCAGCAGGAAATAAACAGTATAAAAGAAACACAAAGCAATAAATTAACTCTTCCAAAGAAGAAATATTCATATTGGACAACAAAAATGTTTCCAAAATATCAGCTCTTAACAGATTATTTTCAAATATCTTATACAGAGTTATACAAGAATCTGTACAGAGAGTTACAAAATATATATCCTGATGTAGACCTTAACCAAGAAATAGATGATTATTGCTATGAAAATAAACTTGAATCAGCATATACATTAGATGTAATAGAACATAATCTTACACTTCGCAAGCTATTTGAATTAACAGTTGATAGTCTATTAAACAAATATAATTTAGCAAATTCATACAATATTAATGCAAAAATACCAACAATATTTGATACAGAATTTTAGCAAAAGCATCAAATCCTGTACAGCGTAAAAAATACCACCAAATTTTAATTTTATATCTTAATCAATAAAGTGAACGCCTAATCTCTAAAATTGCAAATTAGACACCATTTTTTACGTCAAAAATCTATACCAAGCAAAATCTCTCCGTATATTATTCACAAATAATTATTTAATTTTCAAAAATAATTATACATTTTGCACAAACCAACTAATATTTAGAAAATTAATTATTGAACAACAAAAAATAAAAATAAAAGAGAATAATATATTGAATCAATAAAATTAGATTAAAAAAGAAGGGATAGATATATGAAAGAAAACATGATAGATTACCTGTATTTTTTGTAGAGGATATTTGTAAAGATGCTTACGTAAATATTAAACAATAAGAAAAATAAAAAGAGAACATTAACATAGGTACATTACACATGTGTACCTAAATAACATTTACAGTCCAAAATATAACATACTTAAACTAATCAATAACAAAACACAAAAATTTTAAAGAGCTTGTATAAAGCGTTAGCGAAATACAAGCGTAATATTCTTCTCTTGATAATATGAGTCTATTTATATATTGACTGGTACAAATCCACACCTGACATGTACCCAAATGAAGAAAAATTTTACATTTAGGTACGCTATACATGTACCCAAATGAATTTTAACAATTTTTACATTGCAAAAAAAAGAATATACAAATATGAAATTAAACAGAAAGAAGGTGAGTATTATAATTTGAATTATGTAAAAATTCCACGAGAAATTATTTATGATAAAAATCTTTCGTCTAAACGTGTAATAGTTTTTTCATACTTATGTGCAAGACGTTCATTAGATGATACTGTTGCGTTTTCTACTACAGAACTTTGTCATTGGTCTAAACTAAAGCCTAATTACAGAGATGGAAAGATTAATCAAAAATATTATGAAGTTCTATTACTTTTATCTCATTATGGATATTTTACTGAATATCCTGATTTTGAGAAAAGTCTAAAAGAAAATACCAATTCAGTAAAGTATCAACAAGTAAAGTTAAATATTGAAAAATTTGATATTCCTGATAAGTTTGGAATTATTTATTTTGACGAATTAAATAAAATATTAAATTATAAGGAAGAATTAAAAAATTCAGATATGGAGTTGGCAAGAATGTCATCTGCTTATATTTTGCTTCTACTTTCTTATATTCGGGTTAATATTAATCGCCTAAAAGGAAAACCATTATGTTGTTATAGATATTTTAAAACTATATCAGAAGATATTGGATTATCAGAAAAATATGTAAAACGTATAGTGAATATTTTAGAAAAACTTAAAATCATAAAATGCCAACCTATGAAAAGAGAATCTTATATTAAAGATGGTTGTAAAAAATTTCTTACAACTCCAAAAGTATTTGCTGACTATAGGCATTTTATCAATGACGAACATGGTCAAAGAATTGATGATAAATATGATGCTGTATTAGAAATCAATGAGCAAATAAAACTTTTAGAAAATAATTAGTTTAAAACCAGCAAAACAAACAGAGAATAATAAAATGTAATCTTCTATCACTTCTATTCTCATCATTCTTCATTCGAAGAAAATAATCAAAAATAAACAAACAATAAAAATAAAAGAAAGGAATTAAAAATATTGAAACTAGATGAAATTATAAATAATACACATAACACTTTTGGAGGATATATTTATCCTTCTGATTTCAACACAGAAACAGGAAGACATGCTAATAACTCAATATCATGGGCAGACAGAATTGCATCTGATTTAAAGTTTGATGAGCAATGTAAAAGAAATTGTGAATCAAGAAAAATTAATAATAAGGAGGAAATATATGCTTAGATACGAAATTATGGGAAATGTTACTTTAAAAATCAATTTACATAATGGATATGCTGTAATTGCAATTGCAAAATGGAATAGAGAAACTGAAAAATATTTTGTTAGTTTCTATTTGCAGGACGTAAAACACAATATTAATCATTTTGACTTAATTGAAGATTGTGAAAATCTTGAATTTGATTCAGACATTAAATCAATTAAAACTGATATTACTTCTTTTGTTACTACTCTTCTTTCTGAAAATGCATTAGATAAATATATTGCTCGTTATGAATATGAACAGAAATGCTTTGAGATTGGAATTACGGAAATGGAGATTAAATAAATGTGCGAAATATGTAGATGCAGTCCTTGCACTCCCGGATGCCCTAATTACGAGCCACCTAAAACGAGCCAAAAATGTGACATTTGTGGAGAACATATTTGTGTTGGCGAAGAATATATAGAAAACTTTGATGGTGATTTGGCTCATTTTGAATGTTTAGGTTGTACTGAATCTGATTTAAATTGGTTAGGCTATAAAGTAAAGATTATGGAAAAGAATTGGAGGTAGAAATATGGATTTTAGAAATATATGCCCTTCATAAGCAATTTGCCGAATGTTATTTATATACGATGGTTAGATAAGGAATGGTTCATAAAGAAATTTTGGACTTATTAAAAATATATAGGATGGTGATTTAATCTTACATGAGTAAATTTGGAATAAAAATAAAAAATATAGAGGCTGCTACTCTTTATGAATATAATAAAGGACTAAGAGAGCATTATGATTATAAAGATGCTATGTTTGTAAACAGTTTATTCAAAGATTTTATGTGTGACAATGGTTTAAAAGTTTGGAACGGTGAATTTACAAGAGATTTAATTTGTATGGAATTTAATTTTGGGACAAGATCTTATGAAGACGAAATTAAACATATTAAAAAGATAGCTAAAAAGGCACGTTTAGAATATAAAAAAGCAGCTAGTTCAAAAAGTAAAAAATTGATGGATATTCAATTTAATAAAAAGAATAAAATTATGCAATTGTATCGTTTTGCAAACAAACACAAAGATGAATATTTTCAATTGTCAGCAGATAATATTCGAGAAGAATTTTATAAAAACGGTGTTGATGTTGAATATATTACCAGAAAACGTTCAGGAGAAATAATCAAAAAAGAAGTAATACATTATAAGATGCTATATAGAAGTACTGGTAAAGCAAAAAAGGGTTCTTGTATGTTCATACGAGATAAATTATACAATAAAGCTTCTTCTTTCCTTAGAATGGGAATTAAACTTCCTAAAAAAAATGCAGATATAGTTGGAATCAATGCATACTCTCCTCTTATAAGTAGTGGTATTGTAGGTAAGGTTAAAATAAATCCTAAAAACATCTTAGTTTTAAAAGACGTAGATAGATTTTTTACTACAAAAGTTGTTTCTGTTGAAACTGATAAGAATAAGCGTTGTATCGCAAAAACTATTGAAAATTATAAATTAAAAAACACGTTATTTGATGGACAGGCATTAATTGATTCAAGTATTTTCCCTGATTGGGGAAATGGGTATGTTCTTTTACGTCATCATTTTTGTAAGATGGCTGCCTTTTGTAGTAATATTCAATTGTTTTTCCGTGATTATTTCGGCGAAGAATATTATACCGCCACAGTTGAAGATATGTGGGGAAACAAACATTACGTAAAAGATATTGAATTAATTACTACTGACAATGCTATGAAATGGATTAAGTATAATGTTTCTTATGACTATTGGTGTAATAAAGTATATGAAAATGGCTGTATGTTTGGAATTGTTAAAACTGCCCATTGTAGTAAATTAGGAAATGTTCAGAGAATGAGTTATCAAATGGTTAACTCTTTAAATATTGATACTATGAATGAAGTTTGTAAAGAAAGTATTAAATATATTAATAAGTTAAAAACAGATGATGATTTCTTTTTAGATTATTTAAGAAAGAATATTAATTTTTCAAATGATTATGAGGTATTAATGGCTTTATGTAATCAAAATAAAGATTTTTTAAGAAGTTCATATTTTAGAGAACGAAAGAAAGCTATTATTATGAATTATGTTTTAAATTTTAAAAGCGGAAAGATAATTCAAAATGCTGATAATCTTGTTATTGTTGGTTCTCCTTATGCCATGCTTTTGTACGGAGCTACTGGAAATCCTGATATTGTTGATGAAGATGATACTTTTTCTGTTGAAGATTTAGCAATACAATGTTATACAAGTAGATTTGCAGATGATGAATATCTTGCAGAATTTCGAAGTCCGTTTAATGGGAAATATAATTTAGGATATTTACATAATATATATGACGAAAGGTTTAATAAGTATTTTAATTTTTGCGACCAGATTATTGCAATAAATATGAATGGTACAGATTTCCAAGATCGTAACAATGGATCAGATCAAGATTCTGATAGTATTTATACTACAAATCAACCTCAAATTGTTGACCATGCAAAAAAATGCCAAATGTTATACCCAACAATTGTAAATAATATTCCGAAAGATTCTAATATATATAATAATACTATGGAAGATTTTGCTAAACTTGATAATAAATTGGCAGCTTCACAATTAGACATTGGGGAATCAAGTAATTTAGCTCAACTCGCACAAACTTATGACTGTACTTTTGGAAATCAAAAATACAAAGACTATGTGTGTATTTTAAGTGTCTTGGCACAAATTGCAATAGATAGCGCAAAACGTTTATTTGATGTAGATGTTAGTTCTGAAATTAGACAAATCAAAAAGGACATGAATGTTAAAGAAAACAAATATCCTTCTTTTTGGAAAATAATTCATAGAGATTTTAAAGATAAAAACATAAATCACGATTTATTATGTCCTATGAATTATTTATACAATCTAAAGCTTGACCAATTTAGGTCAAATCAATCTACTATTCCAATAGAGTATTTTTTCAAAAAATTTAAACTAGAAAAAAACAGAAAAACTTGCAAAAAGGTTGAAGATATAATTGAAACATACATTAATAAGTCATCAAGTAATTTTTGTTCTGATAATGAAGATGCATATTTTCTTTTAAAGATGGATTTTGATAATATGATTAATGATATTACAAGAATATATGTATCAGGAAATTATATTGGATTATTTAGTTGGTTAATTGATCGTGCCTTTTGTTTGTCAATTGCACAAAAGCAAAATCAATACAAATTAAAGTCCACTATAAAAAAAAGACGTTCAATTTTAATTAAAGCATTGTACAGTATAAATAGTGCAAATTTACTAAAATGTTTTTCTAATAATTGTTGATTTTGCTCAAAAAATGGCTGTTTTTAGGGACACCTAGACAAATTTAACCTCTGGAATTGCCCATTTTTAGGGCATTTTTCACAAGTTCGTTAAGTTGCATAATGAGGAGAAAGAACTTTTATTGTTTTAGTACCTCTCCGCTCATAAATGCAAATGCGGAATATAAATATGCAACAGCTGTTTAAAATAAAAAAGTTGCCTATAGGGCATCAATTACATACTGCGTCCTTCAGGGACATTAATTGTGTACATTTCATGTTGTACTCTTCTTTTCTTTTCGGTGACTGTACTATCGTTCTGATGGTATGGTTGCCGATTATTCTTTTAATCTCTTATAGCTCAGTTGGTAGAGCATCGCACTGTTAATGCGAAAGTCGTAAGTTCGATTCTTACTGGGAGAGCTTTCTACTTTTGTAGGACTGGTTGGTTTCGGATCAGGAGATGTTAAATCTTAAAAATAAACATGGTGACATGTATAAAGTGGTTTTGTCGTATTACAAAGCTGCGACTGTAGAAATATAGTTTAACGGAAAACACATAGGATTTATGCCTAGCCTTCTATTCAAGGACGACTGTTGGCGAATATGGTTAGGTAGGTATCTTGATATAGGTACTGTATTAACACAGAAATGTGGGGATAATCCATGTATAAATGGTACGAGTTCCGCAAGAATTAGTGCTGTTTAAATTATTATATAAACATCTTAAATCGAAAGATAGGTGTTTTGTAATGAAGTATTCCGATAGCAAGGAAGACAGGGTGGTGATGATTGGGCTGTATCCAAAAGATGCGGATGATCAAATGTACACCTCATCATCCATAATAAGTACATACTTTTGAAGAATATTTATATTTTAGATAAATAATAAAAAGAACAAATAATGATATTAATAGCAAAAGTGTGTGCGACCGCAAAGAGAAAAACAACTTATTCACCTGTAATATGGTGACATATAGCACTCGCAAGGTGTTACATGAGAAAGTACAAGTACGTGCAACTCTAATAGGCTGCAACCTATGAATCTCGCAAGGAAGAATGTGCAGAAAGAAAATCTATAATACTTTGTGGTAAGAGTTTGCCGATTATGTCAAAATCGGTGTTGTTGCTAACTACAAGCTAATCGCTTGTGTGATAAACTGTGTCCAACCACAGTAGATGTTAGTGTATTGAGTCAAATATCTCAGCTCATATTAAGTAAAAGTCTCGTGTTTTACACGGGATTTTTTATTTTGGCTAGTAGAACAATGGTAGTTCAACTCCCTGTTAAGGAGAAGGTTGTAGGTTCAAGTCCTACCTAGCCAGTTTTCTTCCACTTCTTGTGGAAAATATATTATAAAGGATGTGAATTACAATAATTCAGATAAGTAAAAAGGAAGCCGCAGATCTAGGTAATATAGGTTATAGATTTGGAAATTATGGAATGATTCATAGAACGAAGTCACGTAATCCAAAATATTATCTTACAGAAGATTATAGAGCTTTAAAAGATTTAGAAAAAATCAGAAAAAGTAAAATCGCCAAGTAGCGAAATTTAAAGAGAAAGGCGGTGTTTAACATCGCAAAGAAATTTTATGATACAAATGCAGTTCTGTTTTTACAGGACAAATTATTAAATGGCAATGAAAAATTTGCCATTAGTTCAATTACTCTTTTAGAATTAGAACATATAAAAGTTTCTAGGAATAAAGATGAAGAAACTAAATATCGTGCTAGAAAAGTACTGCACATTTTAGATGAAAATCCCGAATATTATGATGTTGTTATTGTAAATAATAAAATTTTAGAAATTATTGACAATTTTGGATTAGAGAACACTCCTGATAATCAAATATGTGCATGTGCCTCTACTATTGATAATGTTTTGTTTGTTACAAATGACATCGCATGTAAAACTATTGCAAAATGGATTTTTGGATTAAATATATCTAGTGTTTTTAATAATGGTAATGAAATATATAAAGGTTACCAGGTAATACATGGCGATACAAATACTATTAATTCTATAATGGAAAATATGGATTATTCAAAATGGCATACTAATGAATATCTTATTATAGAGAATACTGATGATGATAGTTCTAAAGAAATGAGATTTAATGGTGAAACATTCGTTACTTTAAAACTTCCACCTTCCAGATTTATTAAAGGGAAAAACTCATTACAAAGATGTGCCTTAGACATTCTCAATAATCCTGATATAACTATTGCTGCCATTCTTGGTGGTTATGGATCAGGGAAAACTTTTCTTTCTATGCAAATGGCTTTGTATAATGTTCAAGAAAAAGGACGTGTAAGTAAAATTCTTGGAGTTAGAGAAGTCTCAGGAGAAGGAAAAGAGGTCGGCTTTTTACCTGGTGATATTGAGAATAAAGTTGGAAAATTTTTTGAACCATTAAGTCAATCATTGAATGGCGGAGAATTTGAATTACAAAGTTTAAAAATGTCTGGTGTATTAGATACAAACGTTCCTTTCTTTATGAAAGGCACAACGTACAATGACACAATAATTATTTGTGATGAGGCAGAAGATTTGTCGGAAAGTCAAATCAGACTTATTGGGACTCGTCTAGGGAATAATAGTAAAATTTATTTATCAGGTGATTATAAACAGTCATTACTTAATAAGACTATAAATAACCCTTTGGTAAAAATGTGTAATGAATTTAAAGGCAATGAAAAATTTGGATGTATTTATCTTGGTGAAGATGTTAGATCTGAAACAAGTAAAATGTTCGCTGAATTATTTGCGAAATAAAAATCTCTTTTATGAGAAATATTATGAAAGAACGAGGCGTTTTAGCCTATGGAATTATTTGAAATCCCCTTAATTGGTGATACAAAAGGCAGTGACATTCCTGAGCCTGAAGTATATACCTATTGGAAAGATAGAAAAAATAGAACTTTCTATATAGATTATGAAATTGAAGAAGATTATTCTTTGGTTGAGTTAGCAAAAATTATTATTCAAATGAATATTGAAGAAAAAGATATCGAAAACCCTGAACCTATCCGTTTATTTATACATTCTTACGGAGGGGATATTGAACAGGCACTTTTCTTTTGTGATTTGGTAAAATCAAGTAGAATTCCAATTATCACAATTGGTATGGGTGTTGCAATGTCAGCAGGATTTTTAATTTTCTTATCAGGAAAGAAAAGGTACGCTTTTCCTCATACTTCTATGTTAGTTCATTCTGGTTCTGCCGCTTTTCAAGGAACAGCTGAACAGATTGAAGAGGCTCAGAGAAATTACAAAAAACAAATTGGACAAATGAAGTCTTATATTCTTGCCAATACGAACATAGATGAAAAAACTTTTAATAAAAATAAAAGCAAAGATTGGTATTTATCAAGTGATGAATTGATAAAATTCGGAATTATTGATGAAATTATTACTGATTTAACCACGATTATTTAAAGGAGAGTAATATACTCTCTTATTTTAATGGATTTAAGGAGAAAAAAGGAAATGGCAAATTTTGCATATAAGAAAACTGTTACTACTTCAATGAAAGTTGCAGGAATTATTGATACTGAAAAGATGACAATCGACATTGATGGCGAAGAAAAGAATATTTCTACTCTTTTGTCTGATTTTAATGGAGCAGGCGTTGAAATTAATATAAAAGTTAAGGATGAAGAATTACTTAACGAGCCTACTGATACTGAAGAAGAATAAGAAAGTGGGTGGAGACTATATCTGATTTTACAAGATTAGAAAATGAAAATTATAATGCCTACATATGGAGGTTGGATAATTTAATTCAGTCTGGCAAATATAAGAATTGGAGAGAAATAACTCCAATGGTAAATAAAGAATTGTTCGGTGATGACGAATCTCAGTATAGGGACGAATCAGCCTATCGAAAAGCTTGCAAGTATGCAAGAGATTTTAAAGACGCAGGAATCTTTAATTCTGATGAAGAATATTTAAAGGAATTACAGATTCAGAAACGTGAATTAGAACGAAAAAAAATTCAATTTAGAGATGAGCGTAATGCTTGGCAAAAACAGAATTATACCGATGCAAGAGTTGAAGAAAAATTAAATAAATTAGAATTGGAATTGACTTCTTTAGGTCGAATAAATTTTGACAAACATAATAATGTTTCTATAGATTCTGATAATGATATGCTAATTATTTTGAGCGATTTACATATCGGTCAAACTTTTGATTCAATATTTGGGAAATATAATACAGATGTTGCAAAGGATAGACTTAATCAGTTATTAAAAGAGATAATTTCTATTCGTAAGTTACATAATTCAAAAAAATGTTATGTAAGTCTTCAAGGAGATCTGATTTCCGGAAATATTCACAAAAGCATTCAAGTTTCAAATAGAGAGAATGTTATTGAACAGATTAAAATTGCAACAGAATTAATTTCATCTTTTTGTTATGAATTATCATTGCATTTTGAAACAGTATTTATGTCAAATGTATCTGGAAATCATACACGTATGGATAGAAAAGATGATGCAATTCACGATGAACGATTAGATGATATTATTAGTTGGGCTATTGGGTTGTCACTAAAGCATATTGATAATTTTCATATTTTACATAGAAATATTGATACGGGAATTGCTGATATTCAAATTAGAGGAAAATCATATATAAGTGTACATGGTGATTATGATGGTTTCAATAAATCTGGTGTACAGAACTTATGTCTTGCTCTAGGATATTTACCTTACGCAATTACATATGGTCATATGCACGTTTGTTCAGTAGATGAGACAAATGGTGTAAAAATGATTCGTGGTGGTTCTCTTGCTGGATGCGGAGATTCATACACTATAGAAAAAAGACTAACTGGGAAGCCATCTCAGATGATTTGCATTTGCACAAATAAAGGTGTAAAGGCTTATTATCCCGTTGAATTGAATTAACATAAACAATATTGCAGTCCACCATTCGGCTTGGTTCGGCTAAGTAAGATACGCAGAAATATTCTTAACTGTAATTATAGAATGGAATCCGACCATTATTAATAAACGGAAATAACTTCGGTTATATGAGGGAGCAGACTCATTCTGAGCTGCTACCCTCTTTTTAGTTATAAAAATATAAAATAAAATTGCTGAAAAGGCAAAATGAAATTAATTGAGAAAAAAGGAGAAAACAAAAATGACAAAAGACATATTATTAAAGACAATTAGCGAAAGAGTTGAAGGTGCTTCAAAGGCAGATATTAAGGTAATTCTTGATACTTTTGAAGATGTTGTTTTTGATACATTAAAGGCAGATTCAACTGAAAAGATTAAATTTGGAAAGCTTGGTACATTCTCAGTGAAGGCAGTACCTGCAAAAGACGGTATAAGTGCTATTAACGGCAAGCCTTGGCATACAGATGCCCATAATGAAATAGCATTTAAGTTGTCTAAAGCAAATAAAAATATTTAGTCTGAAAGGTCGTGAGATTTTGAAGAAAAAGAATAAATATGAAGATATTGAAATGATAGACCTTGATGACAAGGCAGAGATTTCTGATATTTATATTGAACATTTATATAATACAGACAAAACTGTTGGTTTTGTTACTGGTAAAGAACTTGCAGAATATGTTTTACAAAATGTCATTAACCTTGAAGAAACAAGTGTTAAGGAAATAAATTTTATTGATTTATATGATATTAATGAATATCTTATATCTGTCAATGATGAAGGACACATTGTTGCTACTCCAATTGATGAACTTTATAACGTCTTTGATGATGTTGATATTGTTTACATTGATATGGATGGAAATATTGAACAGGATGTTATTGATTATTGTGTAAATGAAAACAAAGAAGTAATTTTGTTTGGCGAAACAGATGATAAAGACTGTGAATGTGTAAATTGTAAGCATACTTCTTCTACTTCTACTTATTCTATTAATGATAAAATTGTTAGTAAAGAAGAATATGAAGATGCTATGGCTAAAATAGATTTAAAGTATAAGGAATTTCATGATGAAATGAATAGATGGATAGATTTGTTAAGTTTGTAAAGATGTTAAATCTTGAATTTATAGAGAGTGTGTAGTTTTCTATGCACTCTTTTGTTTTGGGTATGTAGTTCAGTTGGTTAGAACAACCGGCTTTTAACCGGTAGATCAGGGGTTCGAGTCCCTTTATGCCCACTGATTCAAAGTTTCTGTGAATGGAAAACAGAGAATAAATATATGAATAAAAAATCAGTAGAGAATTTAGATCTTAATAGAGTTAAAAGAGTTTTGTAAGAAGTAGCTTAGTTACCACTATTCTACTTCTTTTTTATATATGAAAGGAAGTGAGATTTAATGAGTAGAAAAATACAGCATAACAACATTGTTACTGATGAGTTATTGGCTCAGTGTAATAAAGAAAATATAGAATTAGGAAATGATTTTTTGGATTATCTTCGTTCTATTGATAGATCACCAACAACAATAAATGCGTACAGACGTGACCTTTTCGTTTTTTGGGTATATTTACTTCAGCATTGCGACAATAAATTCTTTGTAGATTTATCTAAAAGAGATATTGCACGTTATCAGAGTTTTTGTCTCACTGAATATAAGTGGTCGCCAGCCAGAATGCGTAGGGTAAAATCTACTCTTTCATCGCTTTCAAATTATATTTCAAATATATTAGACGATGAATATCAAGGTTACAAACCGATAGTGAGAAAAATTGAAAATCCCGTCAACGAAAAAGTATTTACAAAAACTATTATGTCTGAAGAACAACTTCAAATACTGTTGGATTATTGTATTGAAAAGAAAAGATATGATAAAGCATGTTTACTTTCTTTGGCTATGAATAGCGGAAGACGAAAAAGCGAATTGCCTAGATTTAAAGTGTCATATTTTGATGACGAGAACATTATTTTAGGTTCTTTATATAAAACACCGGAAAAAGTGAAAACAAAGGGTAGAGGAAGCTTAGGTAAGAGGCTTACATTATATGTATTAGCAAAGCCATTTAAACCATATTTAGATTTATGGATGAACTACAGAAAAGAACATGGAATTGAATCAGAATGGTTATTCCCTAAGAAAGTAAATGGAGAATACATAGATGAACCCATGGAATCTGGGACACTTGATAGCTGGGCAGATACATTTAGCAAAGTCTTAGGAGAAAGCTTCTATTTCCACTGCTTAAGACATTGGTTCGTGACTCGTTTATCTGAATCCAATATTCCAGATAGTGTAATTCAAGATATTATCGGATGGGATTCGGCTGAGATGTGCAGGGTGTATTGTGATACGGAAGCAGATGTAAAATTCGCTAAATATTTTGGAGAAGAAGGTATTAAACAAGTAGAGCAAAAATCACTTTCGGATTTATAATCCTTCCGAAACTACTCAGATGTATGTAATTCGTGAAGATACTGAGGATGCTGATGAAGCTTTTGTCTAACGCTTCATCTAATTCCCTCTCCCACTTTTCTAACAAATCGAAATCATTTCAAAAGGCGATTGGTGAGGTCGCCTTATGCTGAATTTATTTTCCAACTCCGTTGTGGCATTGTTACTATACCTACTATGTAACAAAGCAAGTTACCGTCTTGTTCTTTCTTAACACGGATAAGCACTTGAGCGGTTTCAGTTCCGCTTATTTCATGTCCTTAGCTGCTTAGTTATATTGGGCTGGACGAATTCAAAACTGCTTTCATGGGCAATTCCTCCTTAGTCCGTATCGGGACAAAACTATTGTAGCATTTTTATAGATATGAAACAAGAGAATAATATAATACAAGCTGCTTACACTCTTGCGAGAGTAAGGGCGGTCTGCCAATTAGTTGGCAGACTTTTATATTGTTGAGTTACGAATCTCACCAAAATCGTATTATGTAGAGGTTACGAAGCCTGTAAAAATCGTAAGGTGAACCATACCTACTCTCCCACGATGGATAGCGCAAGATAGGACATCAACCTTGAGCGTGAAAGAAGTTGGATAGGATATGTATTCAGAAGTGGATTTTAGTTACATATCTGATGCCTTGTGATACTAGGAGCTTGAGAGAAAGTATCGGAATCCCAGATATAATCAGCTTTTTGGTGAAGTAGATGATATTATGAATTATTGATCTCTAAAGGCAATCACGTTAAAGAGAGTGTATTGTGGAGAATAAACCATTATAAAACAAACAGTGAGTGTCGGTCACTGCTCTATCCGACTAATAAATTGAGAGATTTAATGCATAGTTTTAGTAGATACCAATCGTAAAAACTACTATCGCTACTACTCTATGGCGGTTTGAAAACAAGTGAGCTGTCACTGACCGATATGTGATATAAATATAAAGGTCGGTTTGCGAAATTATTGACCTTGGAACGGTCTAAAATTTCCCACTGCTTACTGCTCATTGGCGGTGTTGTTTCACAATGTATATAACATTGTATTTTGACACAAGGAGAGGTCTTGCCTTAGTAGACGATTAACATATCTTGGCATTGCTATTCATGTAGCATTGTAAGTCCTACTACTGCCCTATGTCGCCCCAATTGTGCAAATGGAACGAGTGCACACGAAACATAGGGTTAGTATATATAAAATCGAAAATCTTCGAGATTTTCAGCAGAAGCAGTATCTATATCAATTCTGTTCTTTTGTGATTCTCTACATTAATGAGAAACTATAATGAACAAAAATCTTTGGATTTTTACTTGTAGTCGTGTTTACACGAAAACTTGATTTATGTATCATAAAAGCAAGATAGTTATATGCTCTTACTTCCATCGAGTTGTAAGTATATGTTGACAATAAATGCTGTACTGCTATCAGTGTTTATTCGAGTATTTCAGAGGTATGCTTAACCCTAAAGCAGTGTAGCGGAAAACGTGAACGAAAAGCACTTGCAAAAACATTAAAAGATTAAGACCATCCATCGAGTTTTGTAAGAAATGGCAAATTGTCTTTTCTGATTTTTACAATGGGAATATTGTTGGATAAGAGTCATTAAACCTTATCAATTGGTCTTTGCTCCCAAGACTGAAAATATGTGGAGAATAATATTGTAAACGGTTGCTCATATACATATCATGCATTTGACGTGTAAGACACACGAGTTAGGAATGAGTAAAATGTGGAAGCATGAATTAGGTTGCTGATAAGCGACTAAATTTTAAATAACTGCATGTGTACAGTGCAATATCAGCTAGTTAGTGCTTTATGCTGATTATGGTCTGTTTGTCAAGCGGTTAAGACGTTGCCCTCTCAAGGCAGAATCACGAGTTCAAATCTCGTACAGACTATTTCGGAATCTTGTCAAATATCAATTGTCTTAACTTCTTTTGGTATTTATCATAATGAGATTCCCAATTAAATTCTTTAGTACAATCTAAAATATCTTTTTTGAGATTTTCAAGTTGTTGTTTATCTATCTTATGTTGCATAAATATTGGCAATTCGTTAATCTCATTCTCATAAAACAATATAGTCGCAATAATGCAATTCTTGTTTGGGAATAATGCGACCAATTCTTGTTTTGTACCCAATACAATTTCAGCAATTGCTACTACTCTATTCGTAGTCATTGCTTTACGAAAAAGTTCATACTTCACTTCTGCTTCCATTTCAGGAATGAGATAATATGATTTTTCTATAAGCAAGTCTGATATTTCTTTTGGCTTGCAGAAATATTCTATCGTAAGTGTTCTATCTTTGGAAGTTGTAATAGATTCTATATCTTCTTTGGATAAGGTGACATATTTATCTTCTGCATATTTATATCCTTTGACAATATCTTCATTGTGGATTTCCTTGTTACAAGATGGACAATATTTGATGTATCGCACTCGTTCTTTTGAATCTTTGCAAAGTTGATTAAGTTCTATGGAATTGTTATGTGATACTTTGAGCATTTTCACTGGAATGTATAAATCTTTAAATTGGATTGTTGTTTTGTATGATGCATTCATAGGTAGTCTCCTATTGATTGATATTTTGGATTAGTATGTGGAGAAAAATTAAAAATTATGTATGCTGTTATGGCTCAATTGGTAGAGCAACTGATGTAATCGGTAATTGTAGGTTCGATTCCTGCTAATAGCTTTAAAATAAATTTTAAAATATTGATTATTGTAAAGAGTTGTTAAAAACGCAACTCTTTTTTGCGTTATAAATTATTAAAAATAAGAAAGGAGACATACATTGGGCAATATAGTTTTAGATAAAGATAATAAAATTAGAGCTAATAAAATATCTTCAGACAATAATGATATTTCAGAAATTGAATTTTATATACCTGACAATTATAATTATGATTCAATTAAAGTTCTAATTTTTGATAAAAATAATATTTATGATGTTTGTTCTTTAATTAAATTAGACGAACGGATGAATTTTCATATATGTAAATTAGATTTTTCTTCTACTATTAGGATATCAAATGGTGATTGCCAAATTGGTTTAATAATAATAGATGTGAAAAATCATACTTGTTATACTACTAATTTTATAGACGTAAATTTAGATGTTAAGAACTATGCAGCTTCACATTTAACATTTGTGTCTACTGAATTAAATAATTCTATTAGTGAACTATATCAGAAAATTGTTTCTATGACAGAAATGAATATAGAAATATATGATAAAATCAATAAAGCAAATGGAGGTGGGGATTAGTGATTACTACGGCAGAAGAATATAAACAAGCCCTGTTAGATATTCAGAAAGGTGTAACTGTTGTTCGTACAACACTTCCAAGTACAGAACCAAGAATTCCTATTGACTTAGATACTAGACAGATTAGTATTCCTGACGAATTTAAGTTTTTGGCTACGAAGAAAGAAACAAAGGCTGAAACTATTTATTTTGTTTGTGACCGATATTTTGATGATATAGATTTATCTACAAAGACATGTGTTGTTCAGTGGGTTAATACAGACGGTAAAATAACAAATCGTGGTTTATATCCTGTTACTGAAATAGATACTAATTCTGTTGATGGGAAAATCGTATTTGGTTGGACAATTCAGAGTGAATCTACTCAGATTGCAGGCAGAATTGAATTCGCAATTACTTTTTATGAAATTAATGAAGATAAAACAATTGACCAAAGTGTTTTCGAATATAATTTGACAACTCTTGCTACTTCTTCTTTGGTTCTTGACACATTAGACATTTGGGGTTCTACTACTCCACCAGGCAATCCTACAGAATTACAAGTTTGGCTAAATAAAATTAATTCTATTGCCAAAGAAGCAAATGATAATAATAATGACACAAAGGCTAAGATTAAAGAATTCAATGATAATTTTAGCGGCAAATTAACTGACATTAACAATACTGCTACAAGTCAGATTGATGCTATTAATTCTGTTGGAACAGCTAATATTCAGGGAGTTAATGATGTTAGTAAACAAAGTATTGATAATCTTAATAACGCTTACACTGAAAATTTAAGAAAATTTAACAACAACGCAGATAATGTATACAACGATAAGGTTAGCTCGATTAATCAAGTTGCTTCGGCTAAAATAAGTGATATTAATGGTACAGCACTAAGTCAGATTGATGCTATTAATAATAGTACAACTGCACAAATTCATGAAATTGAGAATCACGGCAATGATATTCTTGATAATCTTGGTATTGTAAATAATGCAAAGTTATATACGGATATATATTTTGATTGCCAAAGCTATAATCGCTTTATGATTACTTCATTTACAATTAACGGTAATGATGTAATTAAAAATGGAAAAGGTGTAGTTTATGTAACTAAATTAAAAGCAGACGGTTCTACAATCGTAGATAAGATGATTACTCTACCTACTGATTGTGCATTCAATACTGAAATTAATATTGGCAATTGTGCAAAGATTAAAATCAGACTTGGTTATTATCGTGGAGAATCTAATATTCCTGCTTCTTTTACATATGCATTATATAGTGATTATAGCGATGTTACTAATAAATGTGACGAGACAATTAATACTCTTAATAATCTTGCTTATCTTACAGTTGAAGAAGAATCTAATGGAGATGAAATACCGACTTCATATGCGACAGAAGCCTATGTAACGGCTCAAATTAACGCTCTTAGAGAGGAGTTGAAGTCTAATGGCTAAGATTGTTACACTAAAAGATAAAAATGGTGAAAATATCTATCCTAGTACGTTTTCTACCCTTATATACGACAATAATGGTAAATCTGTTGATTCTGCTCTTAATGGATTAAGGGGTAATATTAGTAGTAACACTTCCGATGAAGGAAAGTCAATTGTTATTAATGACAGTTGTAATCATGGGAAATTGAGTATCAGCGTTAAAGGAAATAGTTCTCAGAATAACAAAAAGGGAATACAATTATTTAATGTTAATGATAAGCGTTTAAGTTCTTGGAATTCTATTTTTTCAATAGATGATAATGATTACATAATAGCTAATATTCCAGCCAATACCACTGAAAACAATATATATTATAATTTTTATACAAATAAATCTAATAATCTATTAGAAAATACAGATTATTTATCAATAACAGAAATAGCTTCTATTCCAACTAGTTGTAGTATTAATATAATTTCTCCTAGTGTAGATTCGCAGTTTAAAGAATACGCAACATTTACAAAAACAAGTCTAAAAAAAATAACTTCTAAAGATAATTTTGATGAAAGCACAACAATGTGTAGAGGATATGTCATTGCCCTTCCTAATTGTCCTGGTGGAACAATAAAATTTAGAGTTTCAATAATAGAAGATACTTCTGTAACTATTAATAATTTTAAATATGAATCATTTACAAACAAAACGGTGACTCCTAATCCTGAATATCAGGAGAATATTATTAGTTGTGATAATCCGACTTTATACGTAAATGGGAAGAATTTGTTTAATTTAAATAATGTAATAGCAACAAATTATCTTAGAATCGGAATAACAAATTCTATTTTATTAGATAATAGTGAAATACAATTTACGGGAACAAGAAATGATATATATTATGGTTCTACATTTACCACTGGTAATACACCAGTACATCCTAATATAGTATTAACTCCTGTTTCGCCCAATACCACTTATTCATTTTATTTAAGCAACCAAGAACTTAATAAAAATTTTGTCAGTTTCTTTGGTTTCGATAAGATTGCTATAACTCCATTCACGCAATTTAAGACTTCACAATTCACTTTCACTACTCCTTCTAATTGTTATTATGTACATATTAGATTTGGTAAAGGAGATGCTGTGGTCGGACAAACATATTCTACTAAAATAATGTTTATGCAAGGTGATACAATTACAGATTTTGAACCTTACAAAGAACCACAGACTCTTAAAATTCCGTATGTATTAAGAGGTATCGGC